ACAAGAGAAAACCAGTTGCGGATGTATCGTTTTTTACGGTGAATGTACACTCGGAAGCAGTCAGATCGGTAAAGGTTACAATGAACTGGCTTGATACATTTGTGCCGGTATTATTAGATAGGGTATTTGCAACATAATCAATATTTGGGATAGGCTGGGCTATCCCGTCTGATTTATTGAATATCGCCGCAAACGGACGGGTTTCCCCGGCAGCTATCTCAATAATTCCGGCAAAAGTCCAGATCACAGAATTAGGTCTTTTGGCTCGACGGTTGGCAATAACAGTTACATTATTCCTTACCGTTTCCCACGGTTGCGGTACACGGATTTCACGGTTTATCAGATCGGATGTTAATGTTGTAGTTGTTGGGTGGGTGTAACTTATCGGATAGAAACACGCCTTCCCTTTGCGGTCAATGAAGAATGTACCCATATTGGCATGAGACAGGCCGCGGATAATTTCAAGGCAGTTTTCATCCGATGGGTCAAAGACCTGTAATGGTTGATTGGTGCTCTGGATGTTTCTCGGGTTATTCCAGTTGGCGATAAACAATGTCTCATTAATGGCATCGGAAATTGTTATTGAATACATAAGTCCGCGGTTATAAGGCGCATCCGCCAGTTGCCGCATTCCATCTTCAACGGTAATTTGCACTTCCTCTGTGCCACTAACTGGTTGAATGTCTGTGATAAATCCGGTAATGATTTCTTCGGTGATCTTCGTCTCGTGGATATAAACCGATATTTGTACTTCGCGTCCGGGCACGACATAGGGGTAAATTGGACTCAGGGTGTTGTAGGGGTCGTATCGCAGGTCGCTATTATCAAGGGTTAGTGTTGCCCGTCCGGGTGCAATAGTTTCAAATCCATTTCCGCCGGTTTCAATATAATGTTCTGCACCCCGAAAGGAATTGAATTTCTTCAAGTAACTGGCTTCATTGACCGGCGTTGACCCATCCCACTTTATACTGGCAATCCAGGTTACATCCCCGTCACCGTCTGGAATAATGACAGGATCGCCCGTTCCATAAAGCGTTCCTGAGTGGTATTTGAATGCGGCATACTTCGCCATTAGGCTCTGCCCCTTAGGATGTTTAATACGGCCGGGCGAATAACGTTCTCGACTTCTGATTGATTTCCGGGACTGAATATAGGTGCATAAACAAATTGGAAATTCATGCCTGAACCGAATCCCGTTCCATTTGGTAGTATTGTTCCGGGTACACTCGGTATGAATGGTTCTGGCCCTCGTTCGCCTACCATATACGCACGCCCCGGTGTAACCGAACCACCAGACGCCCGGCCAAGTAATTTGTTGGCAGACATTTTCAAATCGATATTTTTTACAACATTGACAACATTCAATGCCTTCATAAATTCCCAAAGCTTGCCATTAGCCGCGGCCTTTTGAAGCATATTTATAAGACCACCAATAAACTCGAACAGCATTTTTATAGCATATGCCGCGGATGCGATAGCCGCAGCCACAGCTAGAACCGGCCCAGCGGTTGCCCATGATGCAACTGCTAATGCCTTCATTGCGATTCCGGCTTCTTTTAATTTAGGCGCAATATCACCAACACTTTTTAATATAATGGATATATTAGCAAGCCTATCTATCATCCCCGCTTCTGTAAATGAGCCTAACGCAATTGCTGAGTCCTGAATAGGTTGGGGTAATTGTTGAAATAATTCCAACATATCCCCGGCCACTTCATAGCGAATAGCGGCCATGCTATCATTGAAGGCATCCAATTGTTTCTTTATTTTTTTTATTGATTCTGTTTTTTTCTGGTCGATGATTAAGCCCGATTCAATGTTGGCTGCCATTGCCCGTATTTGTTCTGGGCCGGTTTCCAATATCTTCATCATTTCCGTTCCGTTGCGCCCGAAACGTTCCAGTGCGAAATTTGTGCGCTCCACTCCTTCTGGAAGAGAAAGATAAACCCGCGACAATTCTGCCAGTTCATTTATATTTACTTTGGGAACTGTGGGGGTTTCTATGTCGCCTTGCATATTAGCGATTTCGGCTTTTATTGAAGCAAATTGTTTAGCATAAGCATCGGCGGCATATTTTGCCTGCCGGTCAAAACTTTCCTTTGCTGATTGTTCCTGCTCCAGTTGTTGCTCTTTGATTACGGCTGTTTGTTTTTTATATTCCTGATTTTCCTTCTGGATACGTTCTTTGGCTAATTCAAGTCTTTGGTCTTGTTCTCTTTTCGCGCGTTCCTGCGCCTGTTGAGCATCACGAATAGCCCGGCTACGTCTTTTCTGATAATCTTGTTCAAGTTCTGAAATACGTTCTTTTATGTTTCTGGCTTGCTCCGCTGATGTGGCTCTGCTCAAATCTCTTTCAAGGTCTTCACGATTATCGGCATAATCTTGATCCATGTCCGATAATCTGTCATTTAGTTCTTGTTTGTCATCGGCAGAATCGTCGCTATAATCTTGCTCCAATTCTTTTATAGATTTGGCAAGGTCTTTCAGATTATCAGAATGTGAAGATAAAACATTTTCTAGTTTTTCAGATGCGGTATTGGAAATGTCGATAAGCGAATCGTTCAATTCCTCCATTGATTTCTTTTGTTCGTCTGCATATTTACTTGTAGCATCGGCTAGTTTTTGGGATTTCTTTTCATTGTCATCAAGATAATTGGAGTATGCTTTAATAGACGTGCTTAAATCATCATAGGATACAGATAAATCATCCGCGACTTGAATCATCCGGCTGGCTTCTTCTGATTGATTACCAGTCAAGCGAGACATATTTTCTATCTGGTCGCCATAAGCAATATATTCACTCTCTAAATCACTTATAGCGCCCGTGATAGACTTCAATACCTTGCTGATGCTTTTTATCGCATCACTGGCCTTGTCAGATGCCGTTATGACTAATTCAATCGTGTTATCTGGCACTTGAAGCTCCGTTTTTCTTAATCATGGCCTTCTCAAAGTGAAACCTATAAATTTTGAAACGCTCAATCCATTTCTTTTTTGAGACAATCCCGGTTTCTCCGGTAATTGTCCACGGAGGTACTCCCCAAGATTCGGATGCTATGAGAAGGTTTATCCAATCGGGAGGCGGAGGCGGTTTTTCTTTGCCGGTATAATAAGCCCAGGCAATTAACCGTCTCCGGTCGTAGGGTTTACCTCTCGTAACTCGTTGACCTTTGTCACAAATTGTTCCAAGATTGATTTCATCTGGGGCGTTTTTAGTTTTCCGAGCATGACAAGCGCGGTTGGTTGATCCATACCAGAAACAAACATGGCAACAATTTCGCGGGTATCCCGATAACTTGCACTCGAACCATTATCAAAGATTTCCCATTGTTCCCAGGTCAATTCATTAAGTTTATCTTCTGTGATTTCTAGTGTAATCGTTTCTGCCATATTACTCCTTTACAAACTTGCCGTTTCATTGACCACAATTATCGAATTGAATAGCGCGGCCACTGAATTGTAGCGGGCGATGAAATGCCCGGTCACAATATCGTTACCGTCCTGCTCATCGATCTTCTCAAATGTATCCCACTTACCGGCAAGATTAATAATCATGCTGTTGTAGGCATACAACGCCCCGGCAGTGGCTAATGCACTACCTTCACATAAAATCTTGATCTGTCTGGCAGTTCCATTACGCCACGCGGCTTTTTCGGCGGTCGCGGTCGCATTGTGCTCAAAGGTAATATCGAGTTTGATCTCTGGTTGTACCTGCTTGATGAATGACAAATCCAACCGGCCAGAACCGGTGTAAACCGCTTGCCAACCAGTTGTCGCGCTAAAATCAGCACCAATCAAGGTGTTACTAACCAATGTCGTTCCGAGTGTGTCCGATGAATTATCAATGTAAAGTTTGGACTTGCTGAATAGCATTTCCTCAACGTCCGGAATGGTTACAGTCACAAACCCGTCAGAGTCACTGGCAACCTCGCGGCCTTCCCACGTGGACTTAACTTTCCATGCTTCACCGGCTGTACCGGATAAAGTAAATTCTTTGACAAACCCAAAGCCGAACTTTTCCACTTCATTGTTATCGCCACACTTGAAGGAATAGGTTTGTAAGTCAGAAGATTCTACTGTATCACTGGAAACAATCGGCCAGGTGTAGGTTCGGATGTAATCTGTTCCAGTATCCGTTGTGACTGCGACATTTTTTATGGCTGCGTCTAAGATGTGCGGTAATTGTTCGAATGTAGCTTCAATTTCATCCATTTCGAGAGTAGCCGCAAGTTTGGGGAAATACTGTCTGTCTGTCCCGGCGAAAATACCAATATCCTCTTCCGGGAACACGCTCTCACGCGAATCTGCAAGAGTGCCAATTCCGCGCCACGGCGAGAAATCCGTTGTGGCCGTGCCCTGTGTAGTCTCGCGACTCATTTGGATCTGGCGTAATGCTTTAATTCCGTTCGCCATTTGTTACCTCCTTGACTTTTACCGATAATTTTTCAACATATAACCCCGTTGAAATTAAATATTCTTTCCCGAAACGCTTCACTTCTGCGAGTGTTAAATTGCGCGCGGGAATTCCCGGAATGAAACCCTTGCCGATATATTTCATGTTGCCTCCATTACATTTACCAATCCCATACCGATAAGGTCTGAGAAAACTTTATGGTCTACAATATTCCCGATGTGCCGGGAATATCTTTTTACCGTGGTCAGTTGCAACAAACCGGCGCCATCAACCGCCCCATCAAAGGGATGCTCATCTGCCATGAAATTATCATTACGCAATAAGAACGGGGTTATTCGGCTGACATACGCCATAAATTGACAATGATGGGCGAAGCAATAAGCCATAGTCCCGTTGTAATTAACGCGGTAATCCATCTCGTTCTTTGTGGTTTCTAAATGATAATCATAAGGAATTTCAACAGATGTACAGAAGTCGTAATCCTCTTCATCGGATATGAACTTGCCGACCTCAAGAACCGCGTTATCGTTAGCCCATTTCTTTGTAAAGTGCATCCACTTCTGGAGTGTACGTACGGGATAGCAGGAAACCTTGCCCACATCCGGGAAGGTTTTTAATAGGTGTTCGCAGGCATCCCACCAGCCCGGATAAAACAGCATATCGTCATCACATAAGGACATGATCGCGTCCGTCCGTACCATACGGAATAAAGCGACCCGCGCGTTAGACTTACCAATGTTAGGAGATAGTATCAATGTCTCTGGTTTGTATTCATTTTGCAACCAATCAGTTAAATCTTTACAAGAGCCGTTATCCCAGACCGTGACAGGAATATCCGGCGCGCCATGCCGCATACTTTCAAGGCAGGCCTTTATCACATCGAACCGATGCGCGTGATACCCGTTCCTGTTGGGTAAATGGGTAATCACCGACATTATCCGCGTTGGCAGTTCGGGTAGTTTATCTGCCCTCAAAGGATTATGCCCGATTCTCAACTAATGCCTCCTTCAAGATTTCCTCACTCTTTGAACCACCCGCCATGAGAATCAGTTCATCCAGTTTTGACATGAGATATTTATTCTCTTTTGCCGCGCCATCGAACATGCCAACCTTGATAGATTCTTCAACGTACTTTGCCACGACTTGAGTAAACTGCTCCATGCGATTCTTGCGTTTGGCTTTATTCCCTGTCAGTCTCACAAGCTCAAATTGAGCCTGGCATTTCTTGCCAAGTTCTGTGGCATTGACAATAGCAATGTCACGGTCTTTTATGAATGTTGCTGCACAGAACTCAAATTCCTGGCGGCTGAAAAGGTGGTCTCCCGTAGCGTTGATCTGCACATCGGCCTTATTCTTGTACCGCTTGATCTCCTGTTCGGCACCGCGCTGTAAACCATAATTCGCGCCCAACTCGGATTGCTTCTGTAACAGGGTTATCAACTCTTTGTCGTTCTGTCCGGTGTTCAAGTAACCCACGATAAGGCTATTGGCTTTCTCACAGGCATCGTTATATGTATCAAACGCCGCTTTCAATGGCGGGTTTATCTCTTTGAGTCTTTCATCAAAGAATGAATATGGGAATTTTATGTTTCCCTCATAACCGTACAAGGGACAGTCAAACAGATTCCCGTGAAAGTCAACGTCCACCCCAGAACCTTCGGCTATACCTACCCAATAAGCTACGCCCGGTCTCTGATGTTGATACTCGGTGTTCGTGTCCATTGCTACGCCGTAAATCTCAATGCGTTGGTAGCCTTCCACAATCCCGAATGCTATTGCGTAGGCCGCGGACGAAGTCAGATATTTATGACCAATCTTCAACACATCTTCAATGGGATACCGTTGTGCGCGTGGTACATCCTCGTATTGTTCTTGCATCAAGACAATAGGCGTGTTACCGGACTTCAACCAATCATAATGTTTAGGGTCATTTCGATTACCGGGATTTCTCCAAATGGTAGGTAGGTGCATTTGCATCACGTAATCGGCGCGCTTTACCCAATCCATTTTGCAGGCTTCATTGAATACGACAATATCACAATCTTCGCGTGTCCAATCGAATTCGTTTCTTGTGGCAGGGTGTGACCCCATGACGATCAATGTATCTTTCATGCTGTCACCGTGGGTGTTAATAGTTTGAATTTCACAGGGATAATGAAACTTACACACTGAGTAACAATTGTATTCCATTCGGCGGGCGCAACGGTGAAAGTGACCGGGTAAATTATGGTGCTCGCCGAATCAGAGAGAGTCGGATCACCTCCTAATCTTTGAATAAAATCAGGAAGAAATGTATCTATTCGCTGGTAAGTTACTCGCATTATGGCGCGGTCAAAATGGATATCGCAACCGATATTTACAATGAATTTGATATCAGTGGCGTTAACCGCCGTGCTATTACCGTCGGCTATATAAGCAATGGATTCTGGTAATATGCCGGCATCTTCTACGGGGTAATCAGGCGCGTTCGCAATAAAGTGCGTCGCGTCAATCGCCGTGGCTTTCGCTATGGTCTGGATTCTTTGAATGGTAGTATCAATAATGCTCATACCATGTTCCCTAATTGGTAACTTATCAAAAGTTCTTTCACGTCCGGGTCAAGTTCCTTGACATAGATCAACTGACCGGTCATTGCATTAGCGGAAGCGTCCTGATACATTTGCTTAGCCCGCCCGAACCAGCGCATTGCCTGAATCTTGCAAGCTTGCTTTATGTCATCTGGAGGAGTAGCAGAATACCCGAATTGACCAACCACTTTCACACATTTACGGAAACGCGGGAACTTATACTTTGTGCCGTTCCAATCCGCTATCAATCTATCAATAGGAACTCCAAGATCGACATAGTTGTATGGTGAAACGTAGTAATCCGTATCCAGAGTCCATGCCGTGTATTCACTGGCAACAATAGAAC